TATCTGTACTGGAGAAAAAGTTAAAAAATAATCATATCTTTCACCTTTTTTTACATCATAAATTCCATTAAAACTGTAATCAGTAGATGCGGAAAAAATAGGATTTAAAAAATTAGTATCAGTAAAATCTGTTACTTCTAATAAAAATTCCCCTTCTTCTTGTTCTAAAATAGATTGAAAATTAATTGTGACTGCTGATGAATAAACATTACCAATTTCAAAATCTGTTTGATATAACGCAATTAAAATATCCCCTACTTCTATTGAAGTTTCATGGAATATTAATATTGTTGGATTTGTTATAGATTTATAAAAATCTATTCCTTCATTTAATTTTAAACCATTTAAAATTAAAGTAACATCACCTGATGGTTGATTTTCTAATAAAAACTCATATTTGGTAGTTCCAGTATTTAATTTTACTCTGTTAGTTAAATCTGAAACATAAAAAGAATCCACATAAAATTCAGGTTGATTATCATCTGCAATATATTGAATGGTTATAACATCATCTAAACTTGTTAAACCAGATTTAATTATAATCTTATTTAAATCATTTGTATATTCTATTTCACCTGTAATTTCATTACCATATAATAATGATAAACCATTTAAATTTAAATTTAAAATTTTAGAAGGTACTTTAGAAATAAAAAATTCTGTTTGACCATCACTAACAATATCTAACTTTTCGTAATTATATGTTCCCTCAAATATTCTAATATCACCTACACCATTTAAAATATTTTGTGGTTTATTATAAATTGAAAAATAATGGGAATATTGTGGTGAATAATTGTTGTATTCTAAATTTGGTAAAATCATTTCTTCTGTTGAATAAAAATTATCTATACCTTGTGGTTGCGTTGTTCCTGAAAATTTATAATAAGGATTAATAATATATTCGTTATCACCCACATATTCTAAACTATTTGTTGGTATTGAATCTAAAAATTCATAAAAAACAAAATCATCTATATCTACTTCTTTTGTATAAACTGTATCTGTAAAACCTGATAATTCTTCATTAAATTTTAAAATTTTATAACCAAATTTATCAATTTTATTAAAGGAAGTAGTATTTCCTGTTATAGAAAATTTAACATTTATTTCATCAGGTAATTCATAAACACCAACTGACGAAATCGTTAATCCTGTTGATATTTTGGTTGTTCCAGTAATATCTAAATCAGGGAAAGTAAATGTTTCAAAATCAGAATTCATACTTAAATTTGTCAAAAAAGTATTAAATACATAGTCATTATTATAATAATTAAATTTATCCATTAGTAATAAACTGTATTAAATTTTAAGGTAGATTCACCATTCTTAGTTAATATTCCATTAAATTTAAAGATAACCCATTCACCATAAGGTTTAAAATCAATAAATGATTTTATTTGATACTCCCATATTTTATTATTTTCCTCATATTGTATAATAGAAAGTGAATCCAAATTTTCAATCATATTATAATCACTTTTTGAATTAACATATAACTCTATAACCTTTATATTACCATAACCTTTTTTAATGTGAACATAATCTGTTAAATAATAAAGTTCATTATCACATTTTAAAGAATATTCAAAATCATCTGGAGAATCCTTTAATTTATTCATTTGTTTTATTGCGTAAACAGATTCATTAATAACTTTTTTCTTATTTGTAAAAATATTTTCTATTTCTAAACCATCAGATTTATCACCTTTTAATAACATCTTTTGATTTAATTTATCTTTATCCCTATTCCTTACAAATTCGTCTGCCTTTTCTAAAATTTGATAAAATTTTTGTTTATCTATTAATTTTAATTCGTGTTTTTGATATTCTTTTTTAATGTTTAAATCATCTTCAAGAATATCCCTTACCATTTGTTTTTCTGTTTTCGATAAAGACAACATTGTTGCCAAAAATAAATCTTTAAGTACCATAAATATAAATTTAAATATATATAAAAAAAATTAAAGTTTTAAAGTAATAACGTCAGATTGTTTAAAAACATCTTCCGTTACTTCATATTTAATTTCAATAACTGCCGCATACTCATTTTCTGAATCATTATCTACTATAATATCAGTTACTTCTAAATTAGGAATCCATTTTTGAATATCATCGTTTAACTGTCTTTTAATATCATTTTTTGTTATAGTGTCATATTGTTCAAAAATGAATTTTTTTAAATTTGTGCCGAATTCAGGTAAATACCATCTTTCACCTTTTTCGGTCATAATCAAATGTATTAGATTACTTCTTATTGCTTCCAAAGAAGTTTTATTTAGTTTTAAAAAACTACCTTCTTCTGCATCTTTAAACGGAAATTTAATATTTATACCTTTCATTATAATGATAAATATTCAAATGGATATATTTATTTTGAAAATTATAAAAATGGATATTTTATTTTCCCAAATAGAAAACGGAGATTTTAAAAGAATGAATGAAGAAATATGGAAAAAAATTAATCAAACATTCTTTATTGATGATACTGGTGATGACAATATGAAACATTATAAATGGATGAAATTGAAATTACCAAAGGGTGATAATGAACTTTTAATGTCAATGGATAAAAACAAAATAAAAGAATATACCAACTTTTTTAACGAATTTCAAGAAAGATACTACTCATCATTAGAATATTTTTGTATTATTGATTATAAACAAGGTATAGTTTACATAATAAGATATTTATGATTAAATGGCAAAGAATTTCATAAAATCACTTACAGTAGAAGATGGAATGGTAAAACTTTATCACTATTCTGATAAAAAAATTGATTCTGGTTTTATTTCAGTTAACAAACCTTATAATGTTCATTCTAAAAATGAATTTACTGTATGGGGTAAATCAAGGAGTTTTTTTTATGTAAATGAAGATGGTTATAGATATGACAAAGGTATAAAACCTAAATTTTTGTATGTTTGTTATATACCTGTAACTGATATATATCCAATTAACGATAATCCTTATAAATATAAAAAATTTGAATCTGATTTAAATCAATATGATTCTTATTTTAAACAAAGTTGGAATGATGGTTTCACTGCATGGGGTTATTTTTTGGGTGGAAATAAAAAAGCACCAATAGTAGTTTCTTTTATTGATTTACCTATTTCTGAATCATATAAATTTTCAAAGGGTGGTTTAAAAATACCTATGGAAGATGAAGATTTGGATTATAGAATTGGTTCGATATTAATTGGTGATGAGAAATATTTTGTCATGCAAAAAGGTGGTTATCCAATAAACCTTTTAAATTGTTATTTAACTGATGAAAAAAACCCAAAAAAAGCAATGAGAGGTTATCAAAAAACTTTGGAAGTTTATATGTGGGATGATTTAATTATTGATGATGAATATGTTAAGGATTATCTTAAAGATTTAAAGAAATCAAAGGTATGGAGAAAAAAATTAAAAGAAAGTATTAATTTAAAACCTCGTTCAAAAGAAATTAATAAAGAAAAAGAAAAATATATTAAAAACATTATTAATAATAATTTAAATGGAATAACAAAAAATAATATAAATTTTTTTTTAAAATATATAAATTTAAATAATTTTAATAATTTAACTGATGAACAAAAAAATAAATTTATTCAATTAAAAATAGATAATTTTATTGATGAAAATAACATTAGTATAACTTTTAGTAAATCAGGTAATTCTCATATAAAAGATTTATTTGGTTTAAAAGAATGGGAATTTAATTATTTATCAAATGATAAAAAAAGAAAATATATAAAATTTCTTAAAAATAATAATTATAAATTAAATGATATTGAGAAAGAATTTGATAAATTTTCTTTTAAAAAATTATTTGGGATTGGTGAAGGAATAGAACTTAAATCCAGAGCAAATGAAATTGAGAAGGATAAAAAAGAATATATAAAAAAACTTATTGAAAAAGGCATAGAAAATCTATCATCAAAAGAAGTTTTACTTTTAACATCAATGGGTGAATATGAAGTAATTTTTAATAAAGTTAAAGAAGATTTAGGTATTTTATTAAATTATTGGGATACATCAATCATAACACAAAAAGGTAAAAAAGGTTTATTATTTACTTTAGGTAAAACAAAAGTTCTTTTTTCTGTTAATCTGATTTTAGGTGTATATGTTATTGATAGATTTAATGTAGATGTTAAAACATTACATACTTTTAATTATACTTATAAAGGTATTATTGAAGAACTTAAAAAAATTCTTTCGGAAGGAGATGTAACAAATGAGTAATAATAAAAAAATTGTTCCTAAATCCTTAACGGAAGCATATAACAAAAGTGATTTTTCACCAAATCTCGTAGGTTTTCAAATAACCAATGGTACACCACTTTTTACATTTGGAAATTTTGAAATAACATCCAACTTAGAAGAAAGATTTGTTAAAAATTATAGTTTAGGTCAATTCTCAAAACCTATTACTATTGAAACAATTAATTTAGATGATAAAAGTTTAGAAGTAGAATCAAATAATCTAAAAATATTTTTAAATTATGATAGAAAAAATTTAAAAAATTATGCTTACTTTGGTTCATTAAAAGAATTTATAAGGGTTGAAATAGAAGATATTATACAAAAATATCCTTCTTCATTAGTTGTTTCATCACAAATTGATGGTCAAATAAAAATAACTGTTTTAAATAACGTTTATAATTCATTATCTAATACTTCTACATTTAATATACCTGTATCGTCATTTGTTAACCCATTTGAAATGTCTTATACCCAAGAAGATGTTTTAATAAACACTTATGCGGAATCAAATGATTTAAGGAATATTTCTGCTAATTTTTTAAATTATGAAATAAGTTTTCCCCCATTTGATTCAGGTTTTAAAATATTAGAATTTACTGGTTCAACAACTATTAATAGTGGTTCTTTAACTGTTGTTTGTGAAGGCAATCCATTTTCAGGTAATACATCACTTTCTATAACTTATCATATAAAACCTAATCAAGAACAAATAGATAATTTCTTTAATTCAATAACTTATTTTCAATCTTATTTATTAAATAGAAATACTTCACCATTATATACATCAACTTTTTCAGTTATAGAAGAAGATGATGAAACAGGTCAAAATACTTTTACAGAAAGAAGTTTTACTTGGCCAGTTAGTGATGGTTATAATATAGATATTAATACTGCATTTTATTTAAATTATTTAGATGATTTAAATAATCTTGCGATTACTTATGACCAATATAAAACCGATTTAATTTCAAGATTTTTAACACCATCAGTTTTAAAAGAATTTGACACACCAAATCTTAAATTTGATAAAATGTTAAGAGTTTATGGTAGGGAGTTAGATGAAATTAAATTATTTATTGATTCAATTGCATTTTCATCAACAATTCAATATAATAAAGATTTGGAAAATTTACCAGATTTATTAGTTAAGAATTTCGCAAAAGTATTGGGGTGGGATGTTTTACAATCAGTAAATGAAACAGATTTGTTAAAGTTTTTTGTAAATAGTGGAGATTCCCCTGTTTATGGTAATAATAAAACTTATTTAACTCCTGCTGAAATGGATATTGAATTATGGAGAAGATTAATTTTAAATTCTTCATGGTTATGGAAATCAAAAGGAACAAGAAAGGCATTAGAATTTCTATTTCGTTTTATAGGTGCTCCAGATTGTTTAGTTGATTTTAATGAACACGTTTATACAGTAGATTCTGCAATAGATTACAATACCTTAAAAACTAATTTAATTTTATCATCAGGAATAACCATTAATATGAATGATTATCCAATTTCAGAAGATGGATTTCCTAATAAAATTCAAAATTCACCAGATTATTATTTTCAAATGAATGGTGGTTGGTTTGAAGAAAATGTATATCATGAAGGGGAATATGATTTTGGTCAAACTTATTTAAATAGATTTCGTGATATTGGTTTTAAATTAACCTTTACAGAAGATAATAAAAAATCTTGGCCTTATACAGGTGGAACTGTTAATAGATTTTATGATTTAGAGTTAAGAGAAACTAATTATAATGAAGTTAGAAGTGAATTAATAATAAATACAAAAGAAGTATCACTTTATTTAGACCCCGCTCTTGCAATAGAATGTGATGTTTTTAATTTTTATAAATCAAATTATCCACTTTGTAATATTTCAAAATACCCAACTTGGGGTTATGATAAATCAATTTCCGCAATGACTTTTTCTGAATTTATTAAATTAAGTTATGAAAGATTCATTGATGCTAGAACAAGAAAAACAGTATCTTATTATCCAACATTAAGAATGATTTATGAAGATTATTTAAATTCTTTGGAAAAATGTGGAATTAATTCAAAAGGATTAACTTATCAAATAATGAATAAATATATTGACTTAATTGATTCATATTGGTTTGGATTAATTCAACAATTTATTCCCGCAACAACTATTTGGAAAGGTGGAGAAAAATATAGAAATACGATTTTTGATAGACAAAAATTTCAATATAAAAAAGGTATAGATTATGGTTCAGAATTTGCAAAAGAACAAACACCTGAATTAGTAGGGGAAATGGGTACTGTTGAAATAGATTCTAAATTAGTACAATCTAATGTTGGTGAAATTGATGGGTTATTAACAACTTGTGGGTTTTGGAAGGTTGGTCATTCTTTAATAATGGATGATAATTGTGTTTTAAATATTCAACAAGTAACTTTAAATAATCAGAAATCTGGGTCGGTCGGTTCACAAATTATATTTCAACAACAACCATCTAAATCAATTATTTCAAATATTTTAACACCACTTAATTATGGTATAACTACCAGAATACCTGTTACTGGAACTGTTTTAACAACACAACTAATTACAATTAATTGGATTGATATTCTTAATAATAAAAAGAAAAAATTCCAAGATAATGAATTTGTAGAATTCCAAGATAATCAAATTTATAATTTTCAAAATTAAATATTTATAAAATATGAAACTAACGGATAGGTCATTTGCAACTGGTGTCACAACCAACGATTTAATACATATAGTAATTACTGGTGATACAACACAATCACCACAAGGCTCTTCATTTAAGGCAAGTGTTGGTCAAATCATAAGTTTATTATATGATATGTTTGAACCTGGAACTGGTGTTGGTTCATTAAAAGATAAAAGAGCAGTAGAAAGTTCTGGTGATGTTGGTCAGGCAATAGGTGATGGTGCGTTTAATTTAGGTAATTCTGGTCAAGCAATAGGTAGAATTTCATATAATGATGCTCCTCGTGGTCAGGCAATTGGTCATGTTAGTATTAATTCAGGTGATTCTGGACAGTCAATAGGGGATAATTGTACTAATTCTGGTATAGGTGGTCAGGCAATTGGTCAACAGGCAAATAATAGAATTCAAAGTAGTACTAATATCGCAGGACCAATTTTTATAAGAAAATCCGATTCATCAACAATAAATTCAGCTCCACCAAGTACAATTCTTAAACCATACCAATTATTATCTGGGGCAGAAATTATTATAATGTCCAATGTTTTTGATTTTACCACATTAACAGGTGAAACAATTTCTTTTCCTGCAAATGTTAAAATGTTTGTAGATGAAGTTGGTTTTATTTCTACTTCCGCAAACACAGTTTCAGTTCAACCTGAAATTTCTTATGGTGTATCAGGAAACACAGATTTCTTTTTAACAGGAACAAGTACAACAGGAATAACTATTTCGGGGGATAGGGATAGACAAACTAATTTACTTTCTTCAAGTGGTGTTACAAGTCTTTCATTTGAAATAACTTCCCCTGCCACCGCCACAACATTAATAGGTCGTTGTTATTTTAAAGGTTTTATTGTGGAAAATCAATAGTAATTTGATTATTCATTTTTTTTTTAGTAAATTTGGTATTATGAATGTAAAACCTTATTGGGAAATAAAGGATTGTAGTAAAAAACAACAATTTTCCTTAAATATACTTATAAAAAAAATTGAACCTCATAAATATGATATTTGGAAATTAAATAATAACTATGTGTTTAATGGTATTATTGTTAAAGTTAATAATTTATATCCAACTAAGTTTCCTTCCATTATTATTACATCTGGGGGTGATTATGAACATATAATTATTGATTTATTGGGTAATTGTGAATTAGGGTTTAAAAATAGTGGAATTTCAAAATTCTTTACAAAAAAAAATGATGTTGAATCAAAAGTAAAAGAAATATTATGTTCTGGGAAATACATGAAATAAAAATAAAAAAAATAACCAAAACAAATACTGATTTATTAAAAAAAATTAATAAAATACCTGACATTATTGAATTTTTACCAAGAAGAGAAATAAACCATATTTTTAAAATTGAGACTGCACCTTCTACTAAAGAATGGCAAGAATTTGTAAAAAAAGATATTAAACCTTTCTATAAAAAATTAGTTAAATTAAATGATTCTTTATTTTTAACTAATAATTTTACTGAACCAACAGGAATTATATTTGATTATGTTAAAAATAATAATATTATAAGTTATGTTTTATTTAATGATTTAAGAATGATAAAAATCATTAATGATTCAATTTTTAAACCTTCAAAATTAGAAAGAATTAGTAATTACCTAAATACTGTTAAAGGAATTAAAAATTACAAATCTAAAATAATCGCAAAAATTTTAAATGATAAACCTTTATTAAATTTACCCCAAACTTTAGGTGATGTTCATTATGGAAATCTTTACTTGAATAATGTCGAAATAAATGTGTTTCCTTTAAGGGAAATAGAAGGTGAATTAATTATGAGTAATTCTATTATTCATGATTTTAATAACTGTAAAGTAAAACGAGTTAAATTATTAAAAGATTCTAAAATTTTATCTAAATGAACTTTTGGGAAATAACTGAAATTAAATCTAAAGTATCAATTAATGATATTTCTGATTTTCATATAAATGAAATTGGTAGGACTTATTGGGGTGATAATTTAAGATATTATAAAGAAGATTTTTATGGTTCAATCTTTAAGGGAGAATTTAATGAAGGTGTTTTGCAATATATTTTTTCTTCAAAAAAAGGCTTTTTTATTAAAAAAGATGAAAATCATTCCAATAAAGGTGAATATCTTTATATAGATAAAAAAGGTCACATCTATAAAGTTAAAAATAATAAAATGGGTAATTGTATTTTTTCACCAAAAATTAAAAAAATAATAGAAAATTATGTATTTTAATTTTTTATATATAGAATTTAAAAATCCAGAAGAAAACTTTAATTTTCAAAAGGAATTGATTAAAAACGGTTGGTCATGGGATGGTGGAAAAGAAATTAAACATATTGATAAAGGTTTACTTCTAAAAAAAATTGGTTGGGTTAAAATTAAAAATAGTCAAAAAAGGCAAATAAAATATAAAATAATTAGAATGGTTTCGTTAGAAACGGTTGTTAATACTCTAACCCCTTTTGTATTTTATTCACCTGATTGTGAATTAATTAAAGAATTTTTGGAATATGAAACACCTAATTATGAAAATACACTTTTTCCTGTAAACGATTTGGTTATAGAAGAAAATATTGATAATTATAATCTTTTAGAAAAACCAATAGGAAGCATAACTTTTGATTATTATAAGAATATTCTAAAAAATAAAATAAATTCAAGAATAAAAGAATTAAAAACAAACCCTAAATGGATATGGTAATACCTTTACAAAGTTTTTTATTATTATGTTTTTTATTTTGTGTTTTTTTAAGAATAATATTTTTTTCAAATAGACTTTTTTATTTTATTTTTGATACTATTGTATTTTTATTTTCATGTTATTTTTTTATAGTTGGTAGTGGTTGGGTTATATATATTTGGTGTTTTAATTACTTATAGTTATAACTTATATAATAATTTTGGTTATATTAAAAGTTTAATTAAACAGATGTTCAAGTCCTGATAGTTCACTTAAATAACCACATATTATCCTGATATTGTTTAAATTCAGGTGAAATACTCCTATCAAAATTTCCATTACTGGGTTTATTATTTACATTAATCATTGCATTTAATATTGCCTTTGAGTGATTCATATTTCTTTCAATAAATCTTAAAGAAGTTTGTATAACATATAAACCCATTGCACAACTCATTATTAAATCATCATGAGTATTTTTTGTGTGACTTGGTCTTCCACTTTTATCATAAACAAATGTTTTCATTTCAGATGTTAAACGTGATGAACGTACCTTAAATTCGTTCATTCTTATTTGTCTTTCAAATTCATCAATAATAAGTGCTCTGTTTGATTGTATTTGAAAACCTGGCATTTTATCATCAGATGTTTTTAGATGTGAAAATTTATCATTCATTATTTTTGCCCTAGGTATGTCATAATACATATTTTTTTTATCCAAACCCAATTCAAATAATTTTAAAATAACGGTCATACCATAACCACCAGTCACATCACAAATTATTAATCCTTGATAAAGTTTCCAATAATGATATATTAGTTCTGCAAATGTATCAGGTCTGATTTTTCCTTGATATTCTGCAACTTGTTCATTTGATTCTATTTCGATTATTTCCATTGTAGAATAGTCACTACCAAAAGAAGAAGAAACATCACAAGAAATAATATATCGTTTTCCATATTCAAAATCTTTCCATATCCACATTCCATTATCAAAATTTTCAGTTCTTATAGGTGGAGTTACATTTTCAACTTCTTGTATTTTAATGTATTCCTCATCAATTACGTTACCACCAGAACCAACAAAATCCCCATCTAATTCTTGTGCAATTGCTCTTTGATTCCAATTCATTTGTCTGCACATATTTTCATACCAGGGACTCCAGGGTTTATAACCTTTTCTTTTATATTTCTTTGATAATTCCAAATCTTGTGTTTTAATTGATTCATCATCTTTTCTCCATTCCAATTCTTTATTATATCTTGGGTCTTGCCACCATTCAACTTCTACTATTTTAAAATCATTCTTACCTTGTAAAGAAGAATCATAAGTAACAAAATATAGTGGGTCCATGCCATTTGTAGTGGAAATCATAAAACATTTACCACCTGTTGATAAAGAAGGAAATGTTGCCTTCCATAATTCATCACCATTATCTATAAATGCCGCTTCATCAAAAATTACAATAGTTGGTGAATAACCCCTTAAAGAGTCAATTGATGTTGCTACTGCCTTAACTTCTGAACCATTTTTAAGGATAATATGTTTTTCGTTCCATTTTACAGCATCTTTTGCAACTGTTATACCCATCCATTTGGGATATTGACTTAGAAATTCTTTTACTTGTGCTAAGAATTTTTGTGAAGTTTCATGTTTATTTGCAATTAATAATATTTTTTCTGGTTTTAAATTATCTGCAAAAGCAACCCTATGTGAAACCCAAGCGGCAGTTGTTGTTGTAATACCTGCTTGTCTTGGTTTCTTTAAAATAACAAAGTTATTTTTTTCATAGTTTTCAATTAATTCCTTTTGTTTTGGAAATAATTTAAATGGGACATAACCCCCTTGTGTTGTATCAAAAGTTTGTAAATATGTTTCAATTGTGTAAATGGAATCACTTACACAACGAGCATATTCCATTATTAAATCACTATTACTCATTTACTTATATTTATATATAAATAGTAAAAAATATGTTTTTAACGGAAATAGTAGATTTATCTAATGTTTACACCTTTACAAAAAAGAAAGATTCTGATTTAAATATGTGGTCTTATAATTTTAAAACCAATGATGATTTCAACTTTTCGGTTGATTTTATTCATGATGAAGATGATTCATGGAGCAGACATTTTAGAACAAAAGAAAAAATGTTTGATGAACTAAATACAAAGGAAAAATTTAAAATATTAAATACTATTACGAAAATAACTTTGGATTTTATTGATACAATTAAACCAAAGAAAATAAAAATATATCATGTAAGGTCAAGAAAAGAATTTGTAAACCACCCTAATGATGAAAATAAAAGGTTAAGGGTTAATAAATATTTTTTAAGTAAAGTACTTCCAAATAACTATAAAATAAATACTTTTGGTAATGAAAGTGAAATTAATTTAGTGGAATCAAAACAAGTTATAAATGAAATTGCGGAACTAACAAATACCTATTCTTACGAAAAAATATCATCAAATGATGATAAAGTTAAATATCGTTTTTCTGATGGTGAAGATATATTTTTTGTTAAATTTACATTATTATCAATTGGTAAGTTCGGTGAAGAATATGAAAGAGAATATTATAATAGTAAAAAATGGATGGATGAACTAAATAAAGGTAATGGATTAAGAATATTGGGTACTGTTACAAAAATTACTTTAGACTTTATTAATGATTATAAACCTGGTATTATACAAATTTCCCATATTGATAGTAAAAAAGAAATTAGTAGTAGATATTCAATTGATGCAATATTATCTGGTAAATCAAAAAATCAAGATATTAATAAAAGAGCAAAAATAAATAGATTATTTTTATCAAAAAATCTTCCTGATGATTATAGGTTGGATTTTGTTTCAAATATCACACAAATTAAAAGAAAAGATTTAAATTAAGGTATCGAACTCAAATCAAGAAAAAGAAGAAATAATTAA